AGGCCTCGCTTGTGCTCAATGCCTTTCGCCTGCTCCTCATTCTTGCGAACTTGCCTACGGTCGAGTTCGCCAGCCGCTGTCTTCGAGATGTGCTCAGCATCCGGGCCTCCGTAACGCTTTGCGTTGTCGCTAATCTCGCGCAGTTCGTTGTGGCTCAGGTGCTCAAGTTCGGGTGAGCCCCTGCGGGCCTTGGCCACGTTCTCAAAGATGCGCTGATCGTGCTTCAGGTTGTTCATGTGACTCTGGAAAGCTGTATGAGCAAACGTAAACAACGCGTTACCGACGGCACCTGTGAGTGTGCCCGACTTACCCAGCTTCTTTGCCTTGTTTTGGAGGTAGGTCTGAACAGAATGACCAACTGCAAAACGTGCGGTAGCTCGCCCAGCAGCAGAGTTCATGTACTCGCTGGCTCTCGGCATACCGTTGTGCACCTGTCGGTACTCTTCAGCAGCCTCTCCGGCGTAGCCTTTGGCTGTGTTGAACACACCGCCTGCGCCACCAGCCTTGTCATAGGCTCGTTTGGCGCCAGCTGCGTGTTCTCTTACAGCTCCGAAGTTCTTTAGGTAGTCATTGAATCGTCCCATAGGGACAGGCTATCACGAACCGTAGCCAGAAACGATAGGAAGTTCGGCAGGGCCTCTGTCAATGTCGACATATACCCAAGATGGGAGCTTGGCTGCAGCTTTCTCAGCTCCAGGCAGGCAGCTCCTGCACGCATAGACAGAGTTGATCCTGAGGAACCACCCTGGCTTGAACTTGACACGCATCTGGCTGTACTTGTCCGGCTCAGCCTTTGCGTGGATCTTGAGGGCCGGATCACGCTTTAGCATCTCAGCTTCCTCGGCAAACGAAGTAAGCTTTGCAGCCGGTGGGTTACTGCAGTACTTGCACTTCGACCCAAATGGGAAGGCGAGCTGAGCATGGACATCTCTGGGGGTCATACGACCTCCCATGAACTTCTCAATATGGATGTTCTTGGCTACTCGACGCTGATCTCTGTTCATTTCTTATGCCAGTCCTTGTGAGGGTTACTTTTACCTTGTTTACGGTCTTCCGGCTTAGGCCTGGAGACCTCTTTCATTAGAATGCCTGGTTCCTTTACTCGAAACAGAGGAACCTTACTACCTCGGCGGACAGCGGCATCCAACTTACCGTCCACTACCATGTCTGTGATCCACTCGTTTGTCTGCCCTGATACCTTTAGCAAGTCCGAGTGTGTGACCCAATCTGGTCCGACGTTGTCGATGACCCTGTAACGAAGGTTACAGGGTCCATCCCAGTAATCTGTCGGTGGTTTGACATGCACGGGGATGTCTTCATCCTCGATGTTGCCATAGCGAGGATTGATCGGGTTTCTCTCATGCATTGGCAGCATTTGAGGGTGCGCGTCCCCCGAAACATAGACTCTATCGTTTATGAATAGCTTTGACGTCATCCTGTACGCATGTTCTACTACCGTCGAAAGGAAGTCAAGATGCTTGTTCTCGGATTAGATATTTCCATGACCAATACCGGATGGGTCACAGCCGTTAGCGATAACGATGGTCGCCTGTTTATCAAAGACTGCGGAGTCATCCAAACAGAAAAGCTAGAAACAGGAGAAGACGTCTCCAACACCATCGACAGTATGAGGCGGGCAGCCAAGGTGCACTCAGTGCTTACCAAGGTCTGCTCGGACCACTTGCCCATTATCGTCTGTGTTGAAGCGATGTCTTGGCCGCGCAATGCTGCTTCCGCCATCAAGATGTCAATGGCCTGGGGAGCAATAGCCCCGATCATTGTGGACCGGCCTCTTATCGAAGTCGGTCCACAAGAGATCAAGAAGGTTTTGACTGGGTCTAGGTCAGCGACCAAGAAGGAGGTGGAAGAAGCGGTCAAAGCGAAGCTTACTCACTCTTCGACTTCGATCCCTTTGCTGGAGAAGAAGATCCCGAAGAAGGCTTTACGGGAGCACTGTTGGGACGCTTTGGGTTCGATCCTGGCTTCCCAGAAGACTGAGCGCTGGAAGCTGATCCAGGCCGGTTACTACCGGCGATAGGACCGCCCTCGGCCATTGCCTTGCGGCTCGCAGCCTTATCCTTCTTTGTCTCCTCGTGCATCTCCTTCTTCATATCGTGAGATTCCTGGTCTCGCTCCTCAGTGGCTTGCTGCTTGCCAGTAGCGATGTCCACAGACTTCTCAGAAGTAGCAGCTACAGACGAAACGAATGTCTGGGCGTACTTCGCGTGGTACTGCGGCATTGTGAGGTCGCCGTCTGGGATCTCTCCTAGGTTGAGCGCCTTTTCGCGATACTCGTTAAGTGTAATGATGCCAGCCTCAAGAGCTGTCTTCCAAGTGACAGGATTCTCGGCCGGGGAAGCAGCTGCTTCCCCGCCCTCTGCCCCGCCTTCCTCAGCTGCCATTGCAGCTTCGTTAGCTTCTTGCTCCTCCTCGCGCTTGAGCGCGTGCAGCTCCTGCATGGCATCGTAATCCATGATAGGAGCCAGAAGCTTGATGGCTGTGCGGCGAGTAATGATCTTCGGGTCGTTGCTCAGCATCGTCGTAATAACGCGAGAGTAAGTGTCCTGGTCAGCGTAGGAAGGTCTCTGGTAGTGTGGCCAACGAACCTCGCAAATAGTACCTTTGCCGATCTGGCGAGGAATCTCCACCGTGTCTCCATCAGGCTGCTGAATGACCTTTGGAGAAACGTAGACGCGACCTCTGAAGTAACGGATTCCGCCCTGTCCGTCGTCGACCTCCTGTAGGGAAGTGTACATACGGATAGTGGTCAGAACCTTCTGGCATAGCCTAACAATAGGTGGACCATACTGCTCGCGAAGGGCGTCAGCTTTCTCGAACATCGAGCTAAAGATTCGCTCGATTTCTGTGGCTGTCTTCTCACCAGCATTCTGGAAAAGTACGGAATCTGGTACGCACTGGGCTTGGCGGTAGATCCTCTCTTCGATCTCCTTCAGAACAGCAATACCAGATGTAGCTCCAGCACCAGTTAGCTCCATATAGTGAGCATCGCCGCCAGCGCTCAATTTGATGGCGTTATCAGAGCCTTTCTTGATCGAGGAGATGTTACCGCCAGCCTCGCCGGGGTTGATAACGAGCGTTGGATCGCAGTTCATCGACACAACGCCGCTTGGCATTACGAAAGAGTGGTCATCATCGACTTCCAGGCACCAAGTCTGTTCCACCCTGTTGTCTGCGATCTCCCTTACGACATAAGGAGCAACGCTTGAGTTCGAGAAACCTAGGACCAGAGAGAAGTAAACTGTCTCCGCAGTTCTTGTTCCGTAGTTTGTAACTCCGCCTGTTCTGTCGTCCTCAGCAACAATGTAAGCACCGACGGCAGGTAGTGTTCTCCTGATGAATTCGATCATCTCGGAACCTGTTGCCTGAATTCCCTGGAAAGGATTGATGTCAGCAGCCTCCGGATGCTTCGTGTTCCTTGTCCCATCCGCGTCTAGAAGACCCCGAACAAAGGCTGTCATGTTCTCGACGCCGATATCTTCGATCTCGGGAAGGCTCTTATCAAAGTCCCTGAGATACACAGTGGGCTCTCCATTACTGGATTCAGGATAAGTTACTGAGCAGCCAACATCCTCAAATCTACTGAGGAATCTTATCTTTGGTCCACAGAGACGCGCTCTTGTCCCAACAATCCTAGACGTGGAGCGATTGATCGAACCGTCTCCACACATAAAGCCCTTCACCCAGTATAGCTTCTGCTCAAGGGAACTCTCGGAGTATTCCCAGTCTCGTACAATGTGCGGGGGCTTCCACAGCTTTGCCCCAACCTTCAACTGGTCAGTAGTGACTACTGAACCATCCTGGAGAATCCAGCGATGGTTACCAGTCGCTCTGACAGTCTGAGAATTAGACTGCCGACCGAACCTAATCGTACGAAGAGGCTGCTTACTGAACATTCGCACAGTGGCTGGTTTCCAGGCCCCTGTGTGTGTTAGGACGGTAACCTTGTCGCCGTCAGACATCTCCTCAAACGATCGTACACCCGCGGAACTGATAAACTGGGTGTCGGCGCTGAAGCAGTTAGCTACAGTACCGGCGTAGATCTCCGATAGAAGCTCATCTGCAGCTGAGATCATCTCGTAGCAGCCTGTGCAATCAGGGTCTCCGTCTGCTTCGTCGTCTACCTTGAAGTTTTGAATCCACTCGTAAGGAACGAAGCCAAGGTTGTGCATTACCTTGTTCGACTGGATAAAGTCCCAGGCAGGCTCTTTCTCTCGGCACTTTACCGGCACCCAGACAGTGTCACTTTCTGCATCAATGACTCGGCGGTACCAGTACCAAACAGTCTTCCACTTGTTGTCGATCCACTCCTCCTTTGAGTAAGTGTACTGAACCGTGAGTTTGGACGGATCAGAGTAACCACGACCTTCAAACTCTGGAGTTGTCCACCGTGGATCAAGAGCCTCAAAGATTGCTCTGCCGCCAACGAAGCGATAGCCAATGCAGGAGGAGCCCGTGGCTCCGCCGTAGTTCCTGGCCTGGATCATTGCCGACCAGAAGCTGCCGTCCTTCAGTACTGCGTTGAGGTAGTCCTCGGTCTTGTCATCGCCAGGAACTGAGATCCTGGGTTGCCTCCTGTTTGAAAACAAGAGACCGGTGAAGCGCATGACTACGTTACGGACGATACCGAGCGGAGCAATAGGCCTACGGCAATTCTTTGGCATGTCATCCATGATCTCGTAGCCCGGGGGCACGAACTTGGATCTGGATATCTGCTCTCGATCGCCGTACGACATGACGGGGCGACCGTCCCAGCCGACTTGCTTCCCTTCGTGTTCGGCAACTCTGAAGTATGCCCAAAGGTTGTTGAGCTCCTTCTGGCGCTTTGTAAGCTTCATATGCTTACCACCAGTTGAGAGCAAGTCGTCAGCAGCGTTCATCGCTGCGTTTTGGCCTTCGTACGGATCTGTTGGTTGTCCCATAGGTACCTCTAGCTTAATCTATTGTCAGATTGATACAACTGTTCTATATCATCTGTACAGGTGTACAGATGACTAAAAAGATAACAGCGCGGCAGAAAGAGTTACTTCTGCTAATTCGGGACTTCACAAAGGCTCGCGGGTACCCTCCCAGTCGCAGAGACCTGCTCACTGAGCTGGGTGTAACCTCGACCAATACGATTGCCTGCCTACTCAGTGCCCTGGCTGCCAGGAAACTTATTGTCCTCCTGCCGCGTACAGCGCGCGGCATCACTCTGACTCCAGAGAGTGTAGCTGTAGTGGGGCCGCTATGAAGCCGTTTAAGCCAGGAGCCATACGCCCGCCACTACCGGAGAAAGAGTCTCCAAAGTGGTACGGTGCCCCCAAGGATGCTTTGGGTCGCCCGCTCGATCCGAACTCGCCGCCAGAAAAGGTACAATTGGCTGATACGCACTACCAAGTCGCTCCTGGCGTAGCCATGGCAAGGCCTGCGCAGCTACCAAACAGGCGCGGCGCTGGTGGACGTCCGACAAAAGCTGAGCGGCCTCCGGCAAGCGCGGAAGCGGCTATTAGCGCCGCCAGAGAGCTGACACCTCCTCTGCATAACATTCCTCCGCGAGGCAAAAGCTGGGAATCTGAGTACGACAAGGCAGAGAAAGAGATTGAGCGCCAGGAAGCCACAGCGTTACTAGGAGCTCGCAAAGAGCGGCTCGATGCCATCCAAGAAGAGACGCTCATTCGACAGTCTAACCGAAGGCTAGCCATGGGCTTCGGAGCTGTCGGTATTAACTCTGTCAATGCGATGAACATTGCAGTAAAAGAGATCAGCAAGCGAGTAAGCGACCCATCAAAGCTGAAAGATATGAGCTTGAAAGAGCTAAACCAGATCATTGTTACAGCCGGTAGCGTTGCTTCAAAGGCGCAGCAAGCTGTAGAGTCAATGGCCAGGGCTGAACGCTACATCATGCGCCACCCACTTGAAGATGGCGTTAGCGAAGATGACGATGTAGCCGATATGACTGCAGACGACGCAAAGGTCGTTCTTGAGAACCTTACGAAGTCTCTAAACGCATCAATGCGCGTCATCAAGAAGACGCCAGATATCGTTGCTACGCAATCGGAGGATCAGGATGAATCTTGATTTTGACCTTATCAACAAGATAGCTGAAGAAGATCCAGAAGCAGCGCGAGATATGGTTCGCCAGTACCGCAAAGCAATGATCGTCTTGGCCAGAAATGATCCTGCCTGGTTCTGCCAGTATGTCTTGAAGACCAGAGATGGTGGCATGATCCGCCAGAAGCCCCACCACCATGCTATGCACAACATGGTCTTGGAGAATCAGCGATCCGTGATCTGGACGTTCCCCGAGTGTGGAAAGACGCTCAACATTGCTGTTGGTCACGTCTTGTGGAGGCTTGGTAAAGACCCTAATCGATCCTTCGGTATTCTGAGCAACGCGGCACAGACAGCAGCCAACACAGTTGCAGCCATGAAGTGCGAGGCTCGTGGGACCAAGATCTTGAAGTCTGACGGCTCCTGGGCCGAAGTCCAGGACCTGCGAGAGTGGACCAAGGTCAAAACCCTGGATACGCGCACTTGGAAACTCATTGATGTAACGGCTCGCTCCGCATTTAACGGACACGAGAACTGCTACAAAGTTGAGCTAGCCAACGGCCATGCCATGTATGTGACTCGAAACCATCCCCTGTTTGTAGAGACAAAAGATGGCCTGCGCTGGCTAAGGGCTGACGAGATAGTCGCTGGACAGCGCATCATGTGTATCCGAGAGTTCTCGATCGACGAGCACACGTCGGATGAGGAGATCCCGCCAGAAGCTGCCGAGATGATTGGCTACCTTTTGTCGGGCCGTACTCTTGTCAACACGAACTCCATAGTGGTACGAGCCAACAACCGCAACCAGCATTGGAACGACCGCAGAGCCGACTTCTGCAAGAAGATGGGCTGGTCCTTGAAGCCGTACAGTAAGTGGTCGCTACGGATAAACCCAGATGCCAGCTTTACAAGCCCTGCTGACTACGCAAAAGAGGTCATTGAGTACCGCGATGGTTGGCCTGTTGACCTACATCCCTCAGTGTGGGCACTTAGCGACGATAGCATCAAGCGCCTGCTGACCGCGTTCTGGTCAGCGGCTTTCCTGAGGGCTAAAACCGCTAGCCACCGCTACCACGGCTTCCTGTCCGGAACAGTAGGCCTCGGTAACTGCCGTGTACCCAAGCACATTGAGCACAACTCCAGGGCGACCTTGGACCTGGTGCGCAGGCTCATGCTCCGCGTTGGTGTTCGAGCCAAGCTGACAGAGTCACCAAACAAGGCAACTAAAGACCTCGGCGGGATCTGTGTAAACAAAGGCACCGCACGCAAGCTGTACAGGCTTTCTGTTGACCCTGTCGATGTAAGTCGTTATTGGCCAACATCAAGCATCCGCCATGAAGCGCTACCTGCGCACTATCTGGAGAAAGTGATCAAGGTCGAGCGTGTGCGCAAACCTCAGGAGACCTGGGCAGTTGCGGTCAAGGAAGACCAGCACAGCTACATCTCTGGAGGTGTGCTGTCGCATAACACTTATATTGCCGAGAGCCCCGAGCTGCATGACGTCTTCCCCGATCTGAAGCCGGGAGAGCGTTGGGCGGCTAACTCGTTTACGGTCCAACGAACCACAATCCGAAGAGACCCTTCGGTGACAGCCATCGGTCTAAACGGAAAGTTCCTCGGAGCACGTTTTGACGGCTTGGTTCTCGACGACGTAGACTCGGTAGATACCGTACTAACTCCTGAAGCGCGCGATCTAACAGAGAGGGTTGTTCGTACAAAGGCCCTGTCTCGCTTGTCCGAAGACGGCTGGGCTATTGCCATTGGTAACGTGTGGCATGAAGAAGACTTGATGCACCGCCTCGCCAAGACAAATTGGAAGACACTCCGCCTTCCGGTCATGGACGAAGCGGGTAACTCGAATGATCCTGAGAACTTCCCTATGGAGCGTATCTACGCCATCCGTGATGAAGATCAGGGACCACTAGAGTTTGCACGCCTGTACCTACTCCAGGCCAGGGCAGACGGAGAAGAGCGCTTCAAGATGGAGTGGATTGAAGAAGCTCTATCGAAGGGGCGAGGGCGCTTCCTCTTGTCTGACGGACTTCCAAAAGTGCCAGCAGGCTGCCGGACTATTACTGGAGTGGACCTCGGTGTTAAGAAGAAGGCTAGCGCTGACCCTACAGCAATAGTAACTATTCTTGAGATGCCGACTGGTCCCAAGCGTGTTGAGTACGAGCTGCTCAACATCGTAACGGGCCGTTGGAACGCCCAAGAAATCATGACCCGTGTACAGGAGCAGCAAAGGCTGTTTGCTTCTGAGGTCTGGGTTGAGTCTAACGGAGCGCAGGACTTCCTAATCCAGCTCATGAACATGAGTGGTAGGTCCTACAAGGTTAACGCCTTCTATACGGGTCGCAATAAGTACGATCCTATGTTTGGTGTCGAGAGCATCGCTGCTGAATTGGCAACAGGGTGCTGGTATTTTCCCTCATGGGAAGGTACTCTTGATGGTGCAGAACCTGAGGTGCAAAAGCTCTGTCAGGAGATGCATGCATACATGCCCAATCAGCACTCCGGTGACGCGCTAATGGCGCTCTGGATTGCCAGAGAAGGCGCGAGAACCTCACGACCCAACCAAAGCCAAGCAGTGGAGTTTGGCAGGATTAGACTAAGGCGATGACTCAAGCACACTGGTACACACACCCTAGCGTAGACTTCCGAACCTACCTCGCAATCGAGCGCAGAGGCCGGTTAAACCCCGGCCATCGCGGCTCCGACGAGGGTAGCTGCCCGGCTTGCCAAGCACCGCCTGTAGAGGCTGTGGTTGCCCCCGTTAAGCGACCCAAAAAGAAGCGAGAGAAGTACAGGCTGACAACCGATGAGGTTGTTCTGCTTGCAGCGGAAAAGGTTGCCGAAGCCCAAAAGGGTGTTGTACCACTTACCAATCTCTTGCTGGAGGTCTGGAAAATGGCTCCTAACCGTTTTGGTTTGGTCGGCTACAAAGAGAAGTATCCAGACTCCAGCAAGTTGCTCAACTACATCGATGTAGTGCAGTGCAAGGATTGGCTCCGACTCAAAGAGTCGCATGTCTGGACCATCGGCGTCGGAGGTTGGCGCCGCATACACGAACTTAGCAAGCTTACTGTGGGGATGCCCGAATGATGTTTACACTATCTCCCATCTCCATCCCAGTTCGAGAGTTCATCTCTGTTCGCAGAGGTACAGGCCACTGGGTCAAGACAGAAGCTGAAGCTGAGGGCGCCGTTACTGTTCCTGTAGGCGCACAGTGGGATAAGAAGCACGGCTGCTGGACATACTACGAGGCTGACCACGATGAAAACGAAGAGTGCCCAATATGCGCCTCTGAGTTCCCATGTGTGCAGGAAGTTTCCGTGTACCCAGCACCAGGAAAGCTCCTGGTTGTACACGAACCGATGGTAGCTAGGATTGAGGTAGGAGGGATGGAGAAGCTTAATTAAGCTTCTCCATCATGGATCAGGACTGGCGAACGAGTCCTAGGTTCTGGAGCACTGTGATAACGTTATCGACAGTAGCTGAAGCGCCTGTAGCAAGCAGAGGGCGGGCAATCGGAGTTACTCCGAAGAAGCCAAGTCCAGTAGAGTTACCTTCCACATAGACCGAGCTGTTTGCGGGGTTGGTAAGAGCCCAAGACCCTGTGCCCTTACCCTGCACTCGAACAGAGATGTTTGTGTCAGTTCCGTATGGGTACATACGAACAGCCGCGGTTGTGGCAGAAGGCAGAACTTCGATGCCGTTAACTGCGGAAGCGACACCCTGGATCTTGACACCAGCAACAGGGGCTCCGGCAGCTGTCGGGTAGATCTGGGCAACACCAATCTCCGCAGAGTCCGTCACTGTCGAAAGGTAACCAGCATAAAGGGCGGCAAGCTTAGAGCTGCCAGCAGCGTTCTCGGCCTTGAACAGAAGGCTAGATCCGATACCAGCCGCAGCTGTCCCGGTTGTAGTATGGCTTAGGGTCATACCTGCCGAGAAGTTGTCAGTAGTCGCGTCGTTGATAGTGATGGTCTGCGCGACGCTCTGGTTGGCCGCAAGGCCATAACTGGCGTCGTCATTTGAGCCCGCATACGAATCGCCCAGATCCCGTAGGCGGAAGGCTGATCCCAGCGATGGCGAAGCTGCAGCAAGTGCTGCTGGCGTATACGAGAGCACGATACGCTGTCCGCCCTTCAGGACGCCGGTAAGGGGAGCCGGGAGGGAAGTAATTTCAACCGATGGATTATGAACTTCTGTAGCCATGTAAACTCCTGTAGTTGCCTCTATGGTTACATCAAGCTTAAACAGCGTCCAGTACAATTTAGCTCCCCGGGCAAGTAGCCTGATCTAGACTCTTAAAACCAACGGGGCTCCCGCCCCTTCAACTTTTTGTTTTCCAGGAGATTCCATGGACCGTACAGTTATTTTCTCGATTCCTGCTGACCATAAGTTCTTGATCAAGAAGGACTTCATTCTAGAGTATGTCGATAAGGAGCCCAGCTGGGGAGCCCTGTCCAAGGTAGCCTTCACCAGGACATACGCCAGGAAGCTCGAAGGTGCCGAGTTGATCGAGCACCTGATGCGGGACAAGGGACTCTCGGCTACTCAAGCCGCCCAAGAAGCTGAAAAGGGCGGGTCTGTCATGGAATCCTTCTGGATGACAGCCCGGCGCTGCGTTGAGTTCGCTATGTCAGTCCTCAAGCACAGCGTAGTAGCCGGTCACAGAGGCTGGGATGAGCAGAAAGGTCAACGACAGGCCAAGGACATGTTCAAGCGGCTCTGGGATGGCAAGTGGCTACCACCTGGGCGCGGGCTTCAGTTCGCCGGAACACCTGTTGTCGAGAAGAAGGGTGCCGCAGTGCTGAACAACTGTTTCCGGGGCACCGAACGCTTCATTACCAGCGAAGGTAGTAAGACGTTCATGGAGTGCGTCGGTAAGGAAGTGGACGTGCTTGTAAACAGTGGTTGGGCTTCAGCCACTGTCCAAAGCTATGGGAAGCAGAAGCTCCAGAAGGTTACATTTGCCCCAGCTCGACTAACCAAGAACGGCTCAAAAGCCTCTAGAAGCAATCTCCGTCACGATGTCATCGTTACACCGAACCACCGATGGCTGCTGATCGACGACACAGTTACCACAGAGCTGGCTGTTGGAGACAGTGTTCAGGCTAGGTTCAATGAGACTGTTTCCAATACACAGGAGTACGAGGACGGCTACCGACACGGTGTCATGTTCGGTGATGGTACAGCTGGGTATGTATACCTGAACAAGCCTGGGCGAGAGTTCCACGTACGGCTATGCGGCAAGAAGATTACAGCCGCTAATTACTTCGATAAGGTCTCATACCCGCCCACGTACAATGGTGACGCCCTAGCTTCAATGGCGTCGTCAGTAAACCTCAAGGCCCTCCCACAGGCTGTGTCACCAGATTACATGATGGGATTCCTTGCTGGTTGGGTCTTTACGGACGGGTCGAAGAACGAGACAAGCGGCAGTATCCGCCTATCTAGCCAAAACCCCGAGGCGTATCGCTGGCTGCAGGAGAACGCTGCACTAGGCGGCTATCTAGTGGTTGGTCACTCTGTCGAATCAAATACAGAAACAAACTTCGGTCGTCGGTCAGCGCCGCTTGCTGTCACCATACTCACCAAAGCCAGTGACGTGTGCTGGAAGGTCACGGCTATTGAAGCCCTCGACGAGGAAGAGGAGGTCTACTGTGCCTCTGTACCGCACTTTGGAACGTTCACCCTCAGTAGTGGTATCTACACTGGAAACTGCGGATTTTCGAGCACTGTAACCATCGGAAGAGACTTCCCAGGTCCTTTCTGCACAATTATGGACTTCCTCATGCTCGGAGTAGGCATGGGAAGCGACGTCAAGGGTGCTGACAAGTTCGTCGTGCAGCACCCATCAGACGCACAGGTAACCCATACAGTCGAAGACACCCGAGAGGGTTGGGTCGAGGCCTTCAGGCTGAAGCTCAAGAGCTATACTGGCGGACCTGCAGTCAGCTATGACTATAGCCAGATTCGGGCCTACGGTACCCCTCTCAAGACCTTTGGAGGCACTTCCAGCGGTCACAAGCCCCTGGAAACCCTCCTGAACTCCGTTGATACGATCCTCCAACCCAGAATCGGCCAGAAAATCGGCGTTACAGCCATTGCAGACCTCGTAAATCAGATCGGAGTGTGCGTCGTAGCCGGAAATATCCGCAGATCAGCTGAAATCCTGCTCGGAGATGAGGGTGACGAAGAGTTTACCAAGCTGAAAGACCCATCACAGCTCCGTGACTGGCAAAGAAACCTCAAAGATATGGAGGATGGCCCCAGCAAGCTCAATCTTCTTGAGAAGATCAGCATGCATCCGCTCTATACACATCGTTGGGCCTCCAATAACTCCCTGATGTGCAAGGTTGATAGCCATTTCACCAGCCTCCTGCCCTCCATCCAAGCAAACGGAGAGCCTGGTATCCTCTTCATGGACAATATCCGAGCTTATAGCCGGATGTCAGATCCAAAAGATAACCGCGATGCCAAAGTAGCAGGTTGTAACCCCTGCTCAGAGCAGTGCCTCGAAGATGGAGAGCTCTGCTGCCTCGGTGAACTGAACCCAAACGCACATGAGGACCTGAACGACTTCCTCGATACCATCAAGTGCGCCTACCTCTACTGCAAGGCAGTGACAATGCTGCCCACAAACAATCCCAAGACCAACCGCATCATCGCCAAGAACCGTCGTATCGGCCTCTCCATGATGGGTATCTGGAAGATGTACGAGAAGCTAGGCCTCCAGACCTGCATCGAGTGGTGGGACGCGGGTTACAAGGAAGTCAGACGCTGCGATGCCGTCTATTCTGAGTGGCTCGGCTGCAATCAGTCCATCAAAGTTACCTCGGTGAAGCCAGGAGGTACTGTACCCCTGCTCCTGAGCGAAGAAGGTGGTATGAAGCCGCCCACAGCTCGCTACTACTTCCGAACAGTGCGAATTGAGCAGAACAGCCCCATCGTCACCTCCTGCCGAAGCGCAGGTTACAGAGTCGAGCAAGACAAGGCCTCTCCAAACACAGTAGTTATCTACTTCCCGTGCCATGACCCCAGCTCGAATATGAGAACCAGCTCCGAGATTACCATCTGGGAACAGCTGGAACTCCTCGCCGCCCTCCAGGGTTACTGGTCAGATAACATGGTCTCCAATACCATTACCTTCAAACCAGAAGAAGCTAACCAGATCGGACCTGCCCTCCGAGCCTTCGCTCACAGAATCAAGTCCGTAAGCTTCCTGCCGCTGGTTACACACGGCTACGAACAAGCTCCTTACATCCCGATCACAGCCGAAGAGTACGCAACAGCAGTAGCAGGCCTTGGTAACCTGGACCTCTCGCAGGTTACAGAGCACGAAGTAGACGAAAAGTACTGCACAGGCGACGTTTGCATGATCCAGCGGTAACCAAATTACAGTGACACTGGAAGTTACATAGCGAAACACCTTGTTTGTAAGGGTTACAAAGAAAACGACACCACCCCGTACGATTTCTTTGTAACCTTCGCCCTCCCCCTACGTACCTAGGAACTGCATATAGTTGCGCCTTCGACCAATCTCAAATATCGAACGTAACTGACCAGCACAGAGCTAGCTCGGGAAGCTCTCGCTTCCCTCGACCCTAATCAGCCAAAAGATCCCCCCAGCGGGGGGAAGGAATGGGACTTCGTCCCATTCCGGGGGGAGAACAGCAACGCCTCCTCGCTACGCTCGGAGATCAAAAGAAATCAGATAAGCTTCCAACCCCCTAACCCCAAAACTAAAACAAGACTTCTGGTTAGGGTAATCCAGACTTTCCCAGTCTGGATTACCCGTCCACAAGGTCCCCCAATCGCCAAAAGTTACTACCGAAAATTGCCAAAAAATGATTTCTGAAAAAAATCTGTCAAATCGAGAGAGGTTGGCCAAATCTCAATCCCAAAAACTGAATCCTAAAAATATACGTCATATTCAGAGAGGGGTACCTCCCCCCCTCAACCTTTCCAGAATTCCCCCCTCCCCCCGCCTCTAAGGAACGATTGCAAGAGTCGTGCCATGACCTGGCCCCCCATGTAGATGACCGCGCGCATGGGGGCACACGGGGCGCTTGCCCCGTGTGCCCCGCGAGCATGCCCCTAGGAGCTCCTAGAAGGCCCCTAGAAGGCTTTGGACGGGGGTAGGGGCCCCTAAGGGCAACCTGGCGCTCCCCCTGTAGATGACCGCGCGCATGGGTGCATGGGAGCGCTTGCTCCCATGCACCCCGCGAGCATGCCTCTAGGAGCTCCTAGAAGGCCCCTAGAAGGCTTTGGACGGGGGTTGGAGCCCCCTCCCTACCGGCGCCCCTGCTAGAGCCCCGCAAGGCGCCTCCCCGCTCGATTGCGAGGCATGGGGGGTTGGAGCACTGGTAGGGTCGCCCATGGGAGCACTGTCACGGGTGACAGTGCTCCCCTTCTGGCACGGACCTTGCCCTAACAGGGTCGGTTTCATGGCACAAGAATTGCTGACTCGCTTGCGGCAAAGGTTGTGCCATAGCGGTATGCACATACCGCTATGGCAAGCGCTTGCGGGGTGCGACATTCTACCGCACTGCGGCAAGAAGCGTGCTTGGACACCAGTCAAACGTTTGCATGGGGGCGAGTGTGGCGTTGGGTCGCAAGTGTGCGGAATCGCAGCGGAAACCCGCGACATATGGCCACATTGGACTAAAAGCCACACATTGGACTAAAAGCCACAAAGACGCACTGCGGTGTCGATTCCACATATGGCAACAAAAGGCGAGTAGTTTCGAGGGGTTAGGCACTGCGGCATTGGAGCCTGTAGAGTAGGGAAACGGAAAGGTTTGCGTTGCCCGA